TCATCATACATGATTTTGTGGAACAGTTTGAAAGGATTGCGAATGTGTTCCATTCTACGTGTCTCAGTGTCAAACACAGAGAACCCACGCTTCTGATCATGGTCAGACCAAGTCATCTCATACTGCGCACCTAGATAAGCAATGTTACCATGCGATGATGGTTGATGAAAGTGACCAGAGTAAACTGCATCAAACTTCTGGAATATCTTACGATCAAAACCGTGATCACATACGTGACCCTTGTCCATCTCGTAGCCTACAATCTCGAAGTGACCCATTAGAATCTGTGCTTGAGTATCTTCAAAAGCCTTCATAGAAGCTTCATGATTCTCGGCACAAATCCAAGGCGACAACATAATCTTACACCCGTCCATGTCAAGTTCTACTGGCTCATCCCAATACAGATGTAGATTACTGTAGTTAGAGTTACCGTACAGTTGACGTAGACTGTTTACGTTGTTAGTATTCTTAAAGTAAGTGTCGTGGTTACCCGCAATGATATACAGTTCAATACCTTCTTCTGCACAAGGGCGCATGAACTGTTCTTCGAGATTCTTTGCAGTAACAAAATTGATGTACTTACGTCTGTCTGTCAGATCACCAAGGTGAAAGATAGTCTTAATGTTGTTTTCACGCAGATACGGAAAGAATACTTCATCGTAAAACTTTCGTTGATGTTCTGCTATCGCACCATTATCATTTCTTGCACCCCAGTGCGTATCATTCAGGATTGCTATCTTCACGGTCATCTCCCATAAACTTCTCTAAGCCTTTCTTTGGCTTCGCAGACTGCTTCTTCTTAGCATCAAGACGCTTCTCATATGCACCAACAAAGTCAGACATGTATTCATTACTAAGGTCAACGTAGTTTGCATCACCAGCCGCACCATCTTCTTTCTCAACAAGAGTGCCACTGATCATGGAGTTTTCTGTTACCTTATGCCTAATATACACTTGTTTCTTCTCTTTGTCAATACGTCTTAGAAACGCATACCAAATAATTTGCGTGAAGTAAGCAAATGGGTTACTAGATTTCTCTGGATCAAAGTTCTTGAGTGCTTGAATCGCATTCTCTAGACCATCGCTAATCATCTCTTCTTTGTATGTGTAACCCGAGAAGTTAGGTTTCGTAGCTAGACGATTTGCAATCTGATAGATGCACTCACCAATGTAGTTTGGGATTTGGGGATTCGGCTCACCGCTTTCAGCGGCATCTTTACAGATTTTCTTGTATTCTACGATAGCCGCAAGAAACTCTGGGTTGTTAACGTAATTTCGCTTTTTTCTCGCTTGTGGCATGTTCACCTCTCAATAAGTTACATTGTTAATACTATAACAGGAACTATACCGTTTGTCAAGACCCAGTTAGCCCTTGACACGCATACAAATTAGTGGTATAATCATATTATGGTTTAAAGAATAATATTAATGTTTTATTGAGGATCTTGATTCAAGTAATGTCGTGAACAAGTCTTCAAGGTCTTCATTATCTTCTTCTTCAAGTTCAAACGATGGCGATAGTTTGCCGAGTTGCTTGACAAACTCATCGTAGTATTCACACGCTTTTTTATTTGCACGTGCTAGGTGTACGATATCGGAACGATAAAACACGACAGTGTTTTCTTCTGAAAGAAGCAGGTACGATCTCGCAAACATACCTTCTACTGGGTCGACATCGATTTGGATTGGGTTAGATATTTGAACGACATCTTCGTTGTCATACTCTAGTACGCCAACAATGTCATCTCCACTCAACAATTTTACATTAACGTACTCAGCCATATTTATTATCCTTTTATATCTACGTTGTAGATTTTAAATTCGAACCCCTCTGAGGAGTAGATTTTAACACGCTCTTTAAAGTGTTGTACAGCAAAGTTCTCTTTCTGTTTCCATTGTAAGTCATCCACTATGTCATATAGTGTCGCCTTATCCTTTCCGTTGCCCTTACGTAGTACCCGCCCAATAGACTGAAGATTGCGAATTTTAGACTTAGAAGGACTAGCAAAGATAATATTATCAAGGCGCTTAATATTAACACCAGTAGAAAAAGTGCCGTAAGAAGCCAAGATAATATTGTCACTACTAGACTCCGCAATCTTGCGTACATTCTCTCGAATGTCTGCGTCAACACCTCCATGAATGAAGTGTACATTTTTACTATCATGTTGTAGTAGCGGCTCAAGTTGCCTCCCATGCTTATCAACGAACTGAAAGAGTATAAGAGTGTTACCCTTCAGTGACCATGCTAAATTTCGAATGAATTTGTTGCGAGACTCACTTCGAACAATCCAATCGATCTCTTCCTGATATGTCTTATTCTTATTTATCTGTCTCGTTTCTTGTGGATATTGTAATACTATTGCTTTGATGTTGAAGTCAGCAAGTGTCTTCTCATCGATAAGCTTCTTAGTCTCAGTGACTTTGTATACTTTTCCGAACAGACCTTCAAGAACAAGTTTGTGTGTTTGCGAGTCATCAAGTGTACCAGTGAATCCAAAGCGATACTTGATGTGTGGCGTTTTCTCTAGAATCTTAGTCAGAGACTTAGCTTTGAACAAGTGTGCTTCGTCACCGATAACTACATCGAACTTCTCGAACCACTGCTTAGGCATCTTGTAGATAGACTGCCAAGTCGTTACTGTATAGTCTGCTTCTACGTTCTTGTCAACCCCACCCATGATTCTATGAATGTCAAGTTTTCTATTCTTGTTGTACTCAGTAAAGTCAGACGCCATCTGAGATACAAGCGAAGTTGTAGGTACAATGATAAGAACTTTACGACCTTGCTCTACATGAAAACGTGACAGTGTGTAGATGATGTATGACTTACCAGATGCAGTAGGCGATAGAAACAATGCACGATTGTATGCAAGACCACGTACAATAGCATCGTTCTGATAATCACGTGGTGGAAACGCAGAGTCAAATTCTTTTGCTAATTGATAGCCAGCGTCTGCGTTTACTTCTTGTGCTTCGTATACATCATTGACATGTTCTACTGTGTACTCTCTATCATAGCAAAATTTCTCTACGTAACGTGTCAACCCAGTATAAACAGTACCAGTCATTGAATTGAAAAGTCGAATCTTCCCATCCCAAACACGGTTCTTGTACGCAGGCATGAACTTGTAGCCTGGTACATAGAACTCAAAATACTCGCTCAACTCCATTTTGATTGAAGGTTCAGCGTGTACTCTGATAGTGATTTCATCGATCTTTTCAATTCTGACCATTACATTGCGCCTGTTCTAAATCGCTCCCAGTCAACGATAGTTTTCAATTGGAAGCCTCTGTTGCTTATCATCTTGATAATAGACTCAAGATACTTTACTTTTTCTTCTTGCAGACCAATCTTGAGTGAAGAGTTGATGATATCTTTGTCTGCATCGATGTATGTTGGAATGTCTTGACGTAGAATTTTGAGTGGTTGTGGCTCCCACCCATACTGTTGCAGTTCTGCTATATCAAGTTCACCACGATAGTATTCGCCTTTCAGCTTGACTAGCATCTTGTAGTCAGCCTTCTGCTTCTTTAGTCGAAGCCCTTCGTCTACGTACATCTTAAAGTATTTGTTGTGAAGTTTTGGAATGTTAGCAGATTCACCAGATACATTAGTCTGATCGATCTCACTATCTTTCGCCCACAATTCATACAGTTCTTCTATAGTCATTACAACCTCATAGTATAGTTACAGTTCTAGTCTTTGCTATTATAACAAGTTAGAACGTGTTTGTCAAATCACTTTTACAGTATATGAAGAGTATTTAAAAGTGAGGTCTACAGTTGGTGCGTCCACTGTAGTTGTACTAATATTTAGGGGAATCGAACCAACGCTTGTTGGGAACATATCCTTGAACGTGATTTCAATGTTTGGATTCTTACCACTAGACATTAGAGTGAGTGTAGCATCTGAGTAGATACCATCACCTTCTATTAGATTAGTGTATTGCTCAAAATTCTCTGGCTTTGTTAATGCTGTAAGCCAGTTCCATGTCTCTATGTATGAGTCAAGATTCTCATCTACAATTACAGTCAGAGTTAGATCGTCAAACGTTACTTTATCACCTGGGCGATAGATTGTTTTAAACGGAGTCATCTGTTCTGTGTAACCAGATGAAATGCTAGGCACAGTTGCGCCTTGCACAAAGAACTTTGTGGCTGGGAGTCTTTGAATTGTAAATCGAAACTCAACTGGGTTGAGATAGTTTTGTACCTGCATAAGCAATCCTCACTCTTGTATTACTATTTATGCTACAATAAAAAAGGGCGCCGAAGCGCCCTTTGAAGTGATCGATTATCTCGATTCTTATTATAGTAGGTTTGTAACCGCTGTGCGACGGTAGTAAACGTTAGAGTTTGCACCCAGTGCGCCTTGGCTTGCTTGAGATGCGCCACGTGCGAATGGGTTTGCAACCATGCCGTAACGAGTCTTGAAGCCAATTTTTGACTGGAAGCTGTTCTCACCAACTGCACGAACCATCTGTAGTGGTACGTATGGGCAGTAGAACAAGCCAGCGTCAAATGCGTTAGAACCTTTGTAACCTACAACCATGTAGTTTGCACCCGCATATGGGTCAATGTATACACGGAAGCGACCGTTTAGAACACCTACGAAAGTGTTGCCTGTGTCGTCTGGGTTTAGGTTGTTGCTGTTCAAAGCAGGAGTGTAGTCTAGTACACCAGCCATCTGTAGGGCAGACGCAACGTCTGACGAACATAGGATGATGTTACCTTTACCACGACGAGTTGCTTTCGCAATCGCATTCGCTTCTTTTTCGATCTGGAACATCAGACCTTTGAACTTCTCAACAGACCAACGACC